AATAAATAAAATAAAGGGAAAAACCAAAGTTGTGGATTGGGAACCTAATGAAGCTGATCGCCAATTTGCTCAAAGCACCTATCTATGGTTTGGTGATTTAATTCGATCTTTAAGTTTTACTATTGTGGTTATGGTTCATATCAAAGTGATCATCTAAGATATGGTGATGAAGAAAATGTTTTAAATTATACCATAAAATAGTTGGAGAACTGAAAGGAATTTCGTATATTCATGGTAATGAGTTATATATTAATAGGTTTATGTTTATGCTTGGCTATGACAGTTATAGCAAATGATTCTGGTAGACCCATAAATTAGCAACCAGATGGTTTTTTAGCTGTGGTTGTAGCTTGGCCTTTAGTTATTTTAATACTAATTTACTTTTATTTTGATGAAGAATGATTTACCGTTTTCTCCTCCTTTAAACAAAAAAGAGGTTATGGAGGAATTATCTAAGTACAAAAAATTAAATTACAACCAATTTAGATGGTGGAGAATGTATGATTATCCTAGAAAACCTTTATCTGTAAAAAGGGATATTAAGGATAGGATTAGAAATGGTGATTTTGAACGTTCAGTTTATGCACCTCAGATATGGTTAGTTGAACACCAGTTAAATGATATATTTACCTCTTGTAAAGATATAGATGATTATAGAGAAAAATCATCTATACATTTAAGTAGAAGAATGAAATTACAAGAAGATCTCCACATAGATGAAACAGCTAGACTTTTAGCATTTACTAATTCAATGATAAACATGTTTGAATTAGATAAAGAAGAAGTATTCAAAGAAGCTGAGAAATGTGAGGGAGAGATTGTAGATTTATATTTCCAAATTTCACAAAAATATAAAAGAAGAAAAAATGTTAAAGGAAGAGGTAGACCAAAAAAATCTGATTAAGTATCTTAAATATGATTCTAAGGTTTATCCCTTTAATAAATGGATAGCTTGTTTAATCTATAAATTAGATAAAATGGAGGATCTTCAACCAGATCCTAATCTTAAAATGCTAACCAGAAAAACGGATAGTAAAACTAAATTCCATAAACAGTTTTATGATAATTTTTATTTACTAGATATTCTGTATAAAGAATTTATTTTTGATTACATTAGATCACTATATGATGGACCTATTTACTATCAGAAAATCCCTAATATAAGATTTCATTTTCCAGATAATTTAGGAGTTGGTAAGTGGCATAAAGATTCTGATTTTGGTCATCCAGTAGAAGAAGATAATTTTTATTTACCTTTAACTTTTGCCCATAACACTAATACTCTTTGGGCAGAAACTAAACCTGGTAAGAAAGATTATTTACCTTTCACTTGTGAATTTGGAGAAATTGTTAAATGGAAAGGTAGTATTTTAGAACATGGAAATAAACTTAATGATACAGGTAAAACTAGAGTTAGTTTAGATTTTCGTGTTATTCCTGTTAAAGATTTTGTGGAGAACCAACAAAAATCTATTAACTTGGGTCTTAAATTTGAAAACGGAAGTTATTATAAGTTATGTCAATAAAAGTTAGTCACGAATTACCAATTAATGCTTTACATTTAAGTAGAAAGATAAATGATTATGAATATTGTCTTCCTCACTTGTTAGATGAAAGTAAAGAATATAGAAGATTTTTTTATGGTGCCAAATCAGATGGTAGGTACATTATCATGGATAATTCAATCCATGAATTAGGTGAAGCATATGATCGAAGTAGATTATTATATTGGATAGATGAATTAGAACCTAATGAATTTATTGTTCCTGATGTATGGGAAGATAAAACAGGCACTTTAGTATCAGCTAAAGAATGGTCTAGTATTGATTTACCTAAGGGTGTAGAAAAAGTAGCTGTAGTACAAGCTAAGAGTTATAGTGAAGGTGTTGAATGTTATAATATTCTTAAAACACAAGGTTATCATAAATTATCTTTTTCTTATGGAGCTGAATGGTATGGTCAATTGGTAGATAACCTAGAGTTTTTATCTTCTAGAGCCAAAAAAGCTTATGGTCGATTTATATTTATTAGTCAATTATATTATTCTGGGGTTATATCTTCTACTGATAATGTTCATTTATTAGGGTGTAATTTACCACAAGAATATGGGTGGTATAGAAATTTTCCATTTATAAAATCAGTTGACACTTCTAACCCAGTTATGGCTGCTTTAGAAGATGTTAGGTATTGGGATTTTGGATTATTAGATAAACCAAAAGCAAGTATGAATGATGAATTTGATTCTATTGATGAAGATTTAATCATTTATAATGCAAAGAAATTTAGAGAAATAAACGGATTTGACCCTCTATCCGCTTAAACATACTTGAGGGTACTTTAAATATTATTAAAATGCAAGAACAAAAATATGCTGTACTTTCCCTAAGTGGTGGAATGGATAGCTCAACTTTATTATTAAATTTATTAGTTGAAAATTATAACGTAACAGCTATATCTTTTGATTATGGACAAAAACACAGAGTTGAATTAGAGAAAGCTCAATCCTTAGTCAATTATTTAAATGATAATGGACAAAATGTTACTTATAAGGTTATAAAATTAGATGGTTTAGTAGATTTACTAGAATCTAATTTAGTAAGTGGAGGAGATGATGTTCCTGAAGGTCATTATGAGGATGAAAACATGGTAAAAACTGTTGTACCTAACAGAAACAAAATGTTCTCATCAATTACGCAGGCAGTTGCTTTATCAATTGCAAATAAAACAGAGCAAAACGTAGAAATTGCAATGGGTATACATGCAGGTGATCATGCTATTTATCCTGATTGTAGACAAGAGTTTAGAGATGCTGATTATCAAGCGTTTAAAATAGGTAATTATTATTCATACAGAGTTAATTATTACACTCCATATTTAGACACGGATAAGTTAGGTATCTTACAGGATGGAGAGGAGTGTTGTAAAAAATTAAATATTGATTTTGATGAAGTATATAAAAGAACTAATACTAGCTACAAGCCTTTTCCTAGTGGTAATAGTGATTACAAGTCTGCTAGTAGTGTGGAACGTATTGAAGCTTTTATTAGCTTGGGTAGACCAGATCCTGTACAATATGAGGATGAAACGGGTGAGGTAGATTGGGAAGTTGCAAGAGATCATGTTGAAGATTTATTATTAAAAAAAGAAGAAAATGAATAAAATTTTATACTTTACAGCTGAATGGTGTGGACCTTGTAAGATGATGGCTCCCACTATTACAGAAGCTATGGGTGGAGGATTACCTATAGAGAAAATTGATGTTGATGCTAATCAAGAAAGATCAATTCAATATAATGTTAGATCAGTTCCTACCATGGTTTTAGTAGATGGTAGTGGAGCAGAAGTTAAAAGAGTAATGGGTTTACAAACATTAACTGCATTAAAAGATTTTTATAATGGCTAAACATACTTCAACTAAAATATTTGACGGATTCTCCACAGTCTTTAGACAGTGGAGAGCCGAAGATACTCATTGTAAATTTTTACATGGTTACGCTGTTAGTTTTAAGGTATGGTTTGAGGGAGAATTGGATTATAGAAATTGGGTTTGGGATTTTGGTGGTATGAAAAGAGCCAAAACTAAAATTGACGGTATGTCAGCTAAGGAATGGATGGATTACATGTTTGACCATACTACAATCATATCTGAAGATGATCCTTATTTAGACACATTTAAAAAAATGGGTGAAGATGGTCTAATTCAACTTAGAATAATTGAAGCTGTTGGAGCTGAAAGATTTGCTGAGTATGTTTTTGATAAATTGAACAGATTTTGTTCTGAGGAAACAGAGGGTAGGGTTAGTGTAACAAAAGTTGAGTTTATGGAAAATGGAAAAAATAGTGCAATATTTAAATCTTGTGACTATTAATGGTATTTATGTTAAACATACCAACTGGATCAAATTCTCATGATAAAGAATTCCTAACTCGTTGGTCTATTAGGAATTTAAATTAATTTATTATGAGCTTAGGACGTTTAGACGATTACGATAAGACTTTACCAATATTAGAAATATATAGATGTGTTCAATCTGAAGGTAGTAGATTTGGAAGACCTACTATTGCAGTTAGAACCACAGGATGTACCCACAGATGCTTTTTTGGAGAAGGAGGATGGTGTGATTCATGGTACACAAGTATTCACCCAGAAAAAGGAAAATTCACATTTAATGATATAGTTAAAATTTATGATGAGAACCCTCAGGTTAAGGAAATGATGTTAACTGGAGGTTCACCCACAATGCATCCTAAATTAGTAAATGAAATAATGCACTTTGCAAATGAAAGAGGTATTTTTGTTACTATTGAAACTGAAGGATCAGCATTTGTAGAGACAGATCACCCTATAGATTTAATATCATTAAGCCCTAAATTCAGTAATTCTATACCTAAAATAGGAGCAGTTACTCCTGGTGGTAAAGTGGTAGATCAAAAATTTGTTGATTTACATAATAGAAAAAGAATGAACACACCAGAGATAACTAAAACATTAGGTTATCATAAGGACTATCATTTTAAACCTGTTTGGGATGGTACCGATGAAAATCTACAGGAAATAGAGGAATTTAGAGTTAAAATGGATATCCCCAAAGATAAAACATTTGTTATGCCCGCTGGTGATACTAGGGAAACATTAATTGAAATGTACCCTAAGGTATTTGAAATGGTAGCTGAACATGGTTATAACATGACAGGTAGAGATCATATTATAGCTTATAATACAGAAAGGGGAGTTTAATGGCTCAAGATATTTATAAAATAACTGAAGAATTTGAACATCAGTTATCTCTTTATACTGGTGCTCCTTATGTTATCTGTTTAGATAATTTAAGTAACGCCTTATTCTTAGCTTTAAAATATGAAAATGTAGAGGGTAAAACTATTGATTGCCCTAATAGAACCTATCCTTCTGTCCCTTGTGAAATAATACACGCAGGTGCTAAAGTAAAATTTTATAATATAAAGGGTAAAAAATTAAAAGGTCCCTATCAATTAACTCCAACCAAAGTTTGGGATTCAGCTCTTAGGTTTACTAGTAACATGTATAAAAAAGGTACTCACATGTGTTTATCTTTTACTGGTCCTTATAAACATTTAAAGTTAAGTAAAGGTGGTGCCATACTTACTGATGATTATGATGCTTATCTTTGGTTTAAAAGAGCTAGATTTAGTGGTAGAAGAGAATGTTCTTACCATGATGATAACTTTGACATGTTAGGATGGAACTTCTACATGATACCAGAATTAGCAACACGTGGTTTATTATTATTGAAAGATTTTTATCATGTAAATGGTAAACCTAAAAAAACAAAAGATTTAGAATTGCCATATCCTGATTTATCCAAATTTAAAATCTATTATGAGTGAAATATTTTTATTAGCTGGTTTTAGTAAAGATTTTAATAATCAAGACCTACTTAGAACACTTGTTGTTCAGTTAAAAAGTCAAGGTAAAACCATTTTACTAGTTGATCATAAACCAGTTCCTTCAGATATAGTTGATTTAGTAGATTTTTATTTTTATAATAGGTTTAATGAAATAGTTGAAGATGATGATTATAAATACTTTACCTATTATGGTACAGGAGATGGTTGGACTGTTTGGTCTAAAAACCAAACCCCTGGTTCTACAATTTTACCTGTTTTAAGTAATTTATTTTTAGGGATGACTATTGCTAAAAATTTAAATTACCAAATTTGTCATTATGTTGAATATGACACTCAAATCCCACATGCTGATTTTTTTCAAATATTAAATTTAAAACTTAAAGACCATGATGTGAATGTCTTTTATAGAGATAAATTAAGAGAAGGTTTTACTGGAGGTAAGGACGTAGAGGGAGAAGAAGATAAGTTAATGGGTCATATGGTTAGTTTTAAACTTAGTTCTTTTAGTTTTGAGGAGATAAATTATAATAGAAATAAAATTCTAACAGAGTTTAAAAAATACGTTCCCCATGTTGAATATTATTTATTAAATACTCTTTATAAAGATAAGAAAATAAATAGAATACCAGCTAGTTTTGTTTTAGACAAAGGGGTAGAATGGGATTTACAAAAACAAATAGTAGGAATCTCCCACACTACTATAGTTGGGTGTAATAGAGATAGAATCTGGAAAGGGTTAGTGGATAATAAAACAGATAGTAATGTTGTAGTTGAATTTATAAATGAGAATAATTATTTAAGAAAAGTACTTTTACCCCAAAGTTTTTTTATTGAAGATATGGGTTATATAGAAGAAAACAGTTATTTAAAAATTATTGTTAATAACGAAATAAAACAAGAATTAACTTTTATTTCACAAGAGCAAAAAGAAAATTATATAAAGAATAACTATCTTAAATGGGAAAATTAATATTTATTTTATATGAATAAACAGTTACTCAAAGAAATTGTCGATTCAGGACAAAAACACTATTTGTATTTTTTTGCTGATTATTGTGATGCTTGCAAAGTTTTAAAACCTAAATTAAAAAGGGTTGTAGACCAAAAAATTCTTCATGAGATTAATGGCGAGGAAGATCCCGAATTAATGAGATTTTTCAAAGTACAATACTATCCTTCAGTTGTAAAAGTTGAAAGTGGTAACTGGATGTTATGGCAGGGTTCTGATGTGATTGAAAACCATCTTATTAACTAAAATGGAAATACTTTATACTAAAAAAGATATTGACTTTCAAGTCAAAATATTGGCTAACCAGTTAAATATAAAACATAAAAAACTAAAATCTAATACTGTTTTCATATGTGTATTAGATGGTGGATATCATTTTTTTTCTGATATAGTTAAACTTTTGGATTTCAATATTCAACTTGATTTCATGAGGGTAAAATCATATGAAGGAAAAAGAAAACAGGGAGACTTAAAAATTATAAAAGACATACATCATTCCATAGAAGGTAAACATGTATATCTTGTAGATGATTTTTTGGATTCTGGAACAACTATACATAAATTGGTAGAGTATGTTCACATAAAAAACCCTAACACAATTAACATTTTAACTTTTTTAAAGAGAAAAAATTGTAAATACAACCCAATACATGATAAATTAGTAGATGGATTTTATTATGGGAAGGAATTAGAAGGGGATGATTGGTTAGTAGGTTATGGTATGGATGATGATAATGGTTATAAAAGAAACCAAACAGATATTTGGAAAATATAGTTAAATTAATTAAATTGTTACGATGCAAAATAGAAGAAAATTATATACAGAATTAGAAATTGTACCTAAAGGTTTTGCCAATGGGAGTATTGGTCAACTTACGGATAAACAAAAAGAAAAAATGATTAAAAATGCAGAAAAAGCTTATGGTAAGTTTTTAGATGCATTACAATGTGATTGGAAAAATGATCCAAACTCTGCTGATACACCTAGACGTGTAGCTAAAGCTTATGTTAATGACTTATGGGCAGGTAGATATAATGAAATGTCTGATGTTACTTCTTTCCCTTCAGATGGTTATGGTGGTATTATTATTGAAAGAAACATTCCAGTTACTTCAATGTGTTCTCACCACCACCAAACAATAAAAGGAGTGGCCCATGTAGGTTACATTTCTCAGGATGATGGTAGGGTAATTGGTTTATCTAAGTTAAATAGAATCGTTGAACATTTTGGTAGAAGAGGAGCTATTCAGGAACAATTAACATCTGCAATTCATAATGCTGTAAATAAAGTTTGTGAAAATAATAAAGGTGTTATTGTAACTATTGTTGCAACTCATAACTGTGTAAGTTGTAGAGGAGTAAAGCATTCTGGAGCCAGTATGATTACCACTAAAGCTAATGGTGTATTTTTAGAAAATGATAATTTAGCTAGAAAAGAATTTTTTGATAGTTTAAAAATAAATAATGGCAATGTCTCAATCTAAAGTTCCATTTGTTAGCGAGGTAGAAGATTTTAATTCATTAATGGGTAAACCCAATAATTATGAACCTACAATTCCAGATAAAAAGAATTGGATGTTTGTTTATGATTTCATTAGGGAGGAATTGGAAGAGTATAAGGAAGCCTGTGAAAAAGGAGACATAGTAGAAGTTTTAGATGCATTGTGTGATATTACTTATGTTTCATTAGGTAATGGAGCAATGCTTCATGGGTTAAAAGATAAAGTACTTCCAGCATATGCTGAAGTTCAAGCATCTAATATGTCTAAAGCTTGTTCAACTGAAGAAGAAGCTAAAAAAACAGTAGAAGTTAGATCTAAAGAACAAGGAGAAGATTGTCACTATGAAAAAGTAGACGATAAGTATGTTGTTTATAGAAGTAGAGATAAAAAGGTTATGAAAAGTATAAATTATTTTAAACCTGATTTAAAACAATTTTTTAGTTAATGTATCAAAAGTGTTATTTTCACTCTGCATCCAAAACTATTTACTGTTGGGATGACGAAAAGGGTCTGGTTACAGAAAAATATAGTGCTCCTTTAGGTAGGGACATGCCCGAATATCAACAATATTTAATTGACAAATATGGTACTGATGACACTGTAAGTAAAGGTCATAAAGAATTCTTCTTTGATATTGAGATTGAAATGGGAGATGCACTTACAGAAGAATACATAAAAAGAGCCCCTAAAAAAGTTACCTCAATTGCTTATTGGGATAAAGTAGGCAATGAATGGGGTTGTTATATCCTAGATGAAAATAATAGAATAAAAACTCACACTGATAAATCAGGTAGAAGAATTATTTCATGTAAGGACGAACCAGAATTATTATTACGTTTTATAGAAAAATTCAAGGAAATAAACCCTGATATTATTATAGGTTATAACAGTGACTATTTTGATATTCCTTATTTATGTTATAGAATTAGAAAAATATTAGGTGAGGAAGAAGTTAAAGATTTATCTCCTATTAATATTAGCTATCCTGGTACCTATCAATTTTATTATAAAATAGCAGGAGTAATTCCTTTAGATTACTTTAGATTACATAAAAAATATAGTTGGGAAGATGAACCATCTTGGAGTTTAGATGCAATTGGAGAGAAATATACAGGTATTAAGAAAATAGAATATGAAGGTACCTTAGATGATTTATACAGGGATGATATAGACAAATTTATTGAATATAACTTTAGAGATGTTTATATATTAAAAAAATTAGATGAAAAACTACAGTATATAGCATTAACTAAAAACTTATGTCATAAAGGAAAATGTAATTATGATGATGTTTATGCTAATAGTAAAATACATGATGGTGCTATTTCATCATATTTGAAGTCCCAAAAACAATTAATCCCTTGGAAGGAAAAAAATCCAATAGATAAAGCAGATTATGCTGGTGGTTATTTATTTTGTCCTAAAGCAGGTTTATATAACTACATGTTTGATTTGGATTTAACATCACTGTATCCTTCAATCATTATGACTTTAAATGTGGGTAAAGAAACATTTATCCTCCAAGTTGTAGATCCTCATAATGATAGAAATAATAGGCTAGGATTAAGTGATCTTAAAAAAATGGATCCTGATACTCCATTAATAGTTGAAGACCCCCAACAACAAAGATGGACAGAAAAAGCAGGTAAGTTAATTAAATTTATTGAAAAAAATCATTTAAGTGTTTCAGCTAATGGGTGTCTTTTTAGAACAGATAAACCTTCTACTTTATCAAGAATATTAGCTAAGTGGTTTGAAGAAAGAGTCATTTTTAAAAATGAAATGAAAAAAGCTTATAAAGCTAAAGACCAAGAAAAAGGTGATTACTATTATCTACAACAGTACACTATGAAAATTCTTTTAAATAGTTTATATGGCGCTACAGCTCTTAGATCTTTTAGGTATGGTGGAGATACTAGATTATCAGAGGCAGTTACTCTTAGTGGTCAGAGAATAATTCAAGAATCTGCTTTCTTTGTTAATAGAGATATGAATAGAGAAATTGGTAATAAGGAGATGACAATTCAAATGAAGAATTTAGAAGACGTACCTGAATACATTTGTAATGGTGATGAAGGAAATTATGTTGCCTACTGTGATACAGATTCAGTGTATGTGCACGCTCATCCTATTTTAAAAGAACGATATGATAACTTTGATTCTAAAGATGAAGAAGTTAAAGATAATTTAGTTCAGGAAATAGCTGAAGAATATGAAGATAAAGTTACTAAATTTTATGATTTACTAGCCAGAACAACATTTAATGCTAGACAATGGCATTGGTTTAAAGATCAGAAAAAGGACCATTGGTTAGAAATGAAAACAGAATGTACCATTAGATCAGCTTATTTTAGAGCATATAGAAGGTATGCTCAATGGATTACAAAATCAGAAGGTGTAGATACAAATAAGATAGATGTTAAAGGTTTAGAATTTAAAAAATCTAACTTCCCATCTGAATATGGAACATTTTTTAAACAATTACTTAAAGATGTTCTAGAAGGTTACACACAGGAAGAATTAAACAAAAAAGTTTTAGCATTTAGAGAAAAAATAATGGACGAATCTTTTCCTATGGAATTATTAGGTAGCCCTACATCTGTAAAAACATTAAACAAATATGTTGAGAAAAAAGCTAGAGCAGGTGAATTATTTTCTAAAATAGCTAAAGGAGCTCCAGCTGCAGTTAAAGCAACAATTTACTATAATGATTTACTTAAATTTTGGAAACTAAATACTCAATCAAATTATATTTCTCAAGGTGGAAAAGTTAAATGGGTATATCTTAAAGGTAATCCATTTAGAATTGATGTTTTAGCTTATCCTGGATATGGAGACATTCCACCTAAAATTAAAGATTTTTTAATTAAGTTCACTAATAGAAAGAAAAGTTTTGAAACCATACTTGAAAATAAACTTGATAATTTCTTCAAGGATTTAGGTTGGGAACTTAATACAAATCCATACACTAATGTGTGGGGAAAATTTGGAAAATTGTAAATTATTTATTATATTTAAACGATATGAAGAAAACCCTCAACAAATCTCTTTTACAGTCTATAATTGGCAAATACTATTTAGATGAGTTGTTTAAATCAGTTAGGTGGATTACTAATAATAATACTCTAACCGTTGCGTTCTCCAATGCAGAATGTAGGGGAGATGTTGTTTGTGGGGATTTTCCATTTGAAGATTCTAAGATTGGTATATTAGACACTGAAAAATTTAGACGATTATTATCTATAACTTCAGGTGATTTACTACTTGAATTAGAAAAGATACAAGCAGTTTATACTAAAATGCAAATTAATGATAGTAATTATAAATTAAATTTTGTACTATCAGATATTATGCAAATACCAAAAGCAGAGGAAAAAACAGGACCATCTGAATGGGAGATAAAATATACATTAACCCAAGAAGATATAAATTATATCTTAAAAGCTAATAGTGCAGCTGGAGATATAGATACAATTATGATTAGAACATCTGTTAACTTAGATGAAAAAGATACAGTCGAATTTATCTTTGGTGGTAATGACGACTTTGATAACAAAATTACGTATGCTGTTGAGTCAAATAATGAGATTCAACTTGAAATGCCTTATGGTGCTAAATTATTAAAAAGTATATTGGCTGCTAATAAGGATGCTGAATTTGGAACAATAAGTTGGAGTAAATATGGTATGATGAGACTTCAATTTAAATGTGGAAATTCAATAGAGAGTGATTATATTGTGATGAGACAAGCAGATTTGTAATATGTATAATAAACAATCAGACTTAAGGGCACGATTTGTTTTAAATTTTATTTTTAACCGCGAGCTTAGGCCGCATAAATTTTAATGATATGAGTACATTATTTTATGAATATTCACCTTTCGACATTTTAGTTCGAAATTTTTTCAATGATGCAGGTAATTTCAATACACTTGCAGATTCTAAACTTCAACATCCTGTAGACATCTATCAAACAGACAAAGGTCTGTCTATAGATATAGCGTGCACTGGCATAGCTAAAGATGATATTGAAATCCAATTACAGGATAATTTGATTAGAGTTATTTATGATAAATCTAAAGAATCTGATCAGCAAAGCTATATACACAAGGGCATAGCTAAGAGATCATTTAATTTAGGTTGGAAGATTGATAGCAAATTTGATTTAAGTAAATCAGATGCTAAGTTTGAAAATGGATTATTATCCATTGCAATACCGTTTTCTAAAGGTTCGGAATTAAAAACCTTGAAAATTAATTAAACCAGTTTTTCAAAACGTGCCCTTAGTTTGTTGTTAAAAAAAGTTATTATGAAAAAAGTAGATTATAATTTAGATTTCCCAAAACACACTGTGATACAAGACGAATGTCTTGGTAATTATTTTATTGTAGATGATGGATATTGTTTTGCTGTTTATGTAGTAGAAGAATATGATCCTAATGAAAAAAGAGGTAGAGCCTTTAGGACTAAAGATAACAAAATGAAAAAACCTAAAGCACTTACTTTCCACCCAAATTTAGGTAGAGCTCTAGATGCAATATCTAGAAATTTAATCCATGATAAACAAAAACGTTTCACTGTAAAAGAATATGTTAACCAATTAGAAGATATTAAAGAACAAATATTAAATATAGAATCATGAGTTTAAAAGCGTTATATAATGGGGTTATAGTTAAACCCGTAGAAATAGAAGAACAACAATATGGAAGTATAGTTGTGCCTGATGTAGGTAAAGAAAAAAATACATTAGGAGAAGTTATAGCAGTAGGACCAGGTCATTACACAATTTCAGGTGAGATGATTCCTACCCAGTTAAAGGAAGGTCAAAAAGTTATTTTACCTACTATGGGATTCACTAGATTTGATTATCTAGGTGATGAATATTTTATTGGAAAAGAAAATGAAATTTTAGGTATAGTTGATGAAACGGTTCCTGTTGAGGACGTTTTAAAGGATACTAAAGTTGACATGGATGATATTGAAAATTTAAAATTAAAAGAATAATGCAATTAAGTAATACTACTATTGAATTTGGAAAAGAAGCTAGATCTAACTTGATGAAAGGAGTTAGAGTGTTAGCTGATGCTGTTTGTGCCACTTTAGGACCAAATGGTAGAAATGTTGTTATATCTAAAGAAGGAGAATTAAATCCATTCTCTACTAAAGATGGAGTAACAGTAGCTAAATCAGTTAAATTAAAGGATCCTGCTCAGGAATTAGGAGTTCAATTAATAAGACAAGCGGCAGATAAAACGGCTCAAGATGCTGGTGATGGTACTACTACATCCACTCTTTTAGCTTATGAAATGATTAATAATGGTTTAGAACATCTTGATAAAGGTGAAAATGCTACCAAGATAAAAAGAGAAATTGATGAAGCTGTTGATATGATTGTTGATACTTTAAAAATAGAGGCTTCACAAGATATTTCTAATCCTGACCAAGTTAAACAAGTTGCTACTATTTCAGGTAATAATGATGAAGAAATAGGAACCATTATTTCAACTGCTATTCAAAAAGTGGGTCAGGAGGGAGCTGTTCATATTGAAACTTCAAACACAGGTGAAACATATCTTGAAACTGTTGAAGGTATGCAAATAGATAGAGGTTATAAATCTCATTATATGGTTACCCATAATGATACTATGACTTGTACTTTAGAGGATCCATACATCTTAATAGCTGATAAAAGATTTAACACTGTAAAAGAATTACTTCCTTTACTTGAAGGTTTAGGTGCTCAAAATAAATCTTTACTTATTGTTGCTGAAGACATTGAAGGAGAAGCATTAGCTACCTTAATAGTTAATAAAATGAGAGGTACCCTTAAGGTTGCGGCTGTTAAAGCTCCTGATTTTGGAGATAGAAGAAAATTACTTTTAGAGGATATTGCTACTGTAACAGGTGGACAAGTATTCTCCTCAGATAAAGGTATGAAAATAGAAAAATTCAGTTGGGATTGGTTTGGTAGAGCTAGATTAGTTACTATCTCTAAAGATAAAACCACTATAATAGATGGTAGAGGATTAGAAGATGAAATCAATAACAGAGTTACTTCTATTCAAAAACAGATTGATGATTCTACTTCACCATTTGAAGTTGAAAAACTACAAGAAAGATTAGCTAAAATGTCTGGTGGTGTAGCAATAGTTCATGTTGGAGGTAGAACTGAAACTGAAATGAATGAGAAAAAAGATAGAGTAGATGATTCGTTACAAGCTACTAAAGCTGCAATTGATGAAGGAATTGTTGCTGGTGGTGGTGCTGCTTTACTTTACACTATTTTTGAGTTAAAAGACAAATTATCCCTAACCACAGGAGGAAAGATAGTTAGTAAAGCTTGTTCACAACCTTTTTCAAGAATCTTATCTAATGCTGGTTACGAACATAGTGAAATAAATAAAATTATTGATAACATTTACTCTAAAAATGACCCTTCTATAGGTTATAACTTAGATAAATCTAATATTTCTGACATGATTAAAGATGGTATCATAGATCCTACTTTAGTTACTAGAAGTGCTTTAGAAAACGCTGCTTCAATTGCTGGTACTGTATTATTAACAGAATGTGCCATAGTTGAGGATGCTGATGATAAAGCTAAAAAAGAGGAAAATATGATGAATATGATGAGTCAAATGTAATGAAAGAAGTAAAGGAAAGAAACGTACACATTGCAAATAGAGTTCCCCCAGGTGACCAATGGACACTATTAGAAGATAGTAGAAAAATAGTTCACAAAAGTATCACAGATGCTTTAGAAGCTTATTTTCAATCTGCTAGACATAAAGGTGAATTTAGACTTAATCCTATTGAAGGTAAATTATATGCTATAAAAACTTTCGAGGAAGAAGTTAAAATAGAACCACCTAAAACATTTAATATTTACGGGGAATAGCAATAAAAATTTATTAAATTGGTTATATGAAAGAACATACCTTATTGGTTGAGAAATACCGTCCTGCTAGTTTAGATGATTTTGTAGGTAATAAATCTTTTAAAGATACTATTCAAAAATATCTTGATCAAAACGATATACAAAATTTATTGCTATATGGACCTGCAGGTACAGGAAAAACCTCATTAGCTAAATTAATAATCAATACTTTAGATTGTGATAAACTTTATATTAATGCTAGTGATGAAAGAGGAATTGATACTGTAAGGGATAAAATTAGTTCATTTGCAGCTATGGGTTCTTTTAAACCATTAAAGGTAGTAGTTTTAGATGAAGCAGATTTTATAACTATACAAGCACAAGCATCTTTAAGAAACATCATAGAACAATATTCACGTTCTACTAGATTTATTTTAACTTGTAATTATATTGAACGTGTAATTGATCCATTACAATCTAGATGCCATACTATTAAAATATTACCTCCCTCAAAATCTGAGGTTGCAGCCCATTTAGATGGTATATTAAAAAAAGAATTAGATAAAAAATACGAAAAATCATATTTAGCTAAAGTTGTAAATCTTTACTACCCAGATTTAAGAAAATGTTTAAATGTAATTCAATCCTCTATAAAAACAGGTGAATTTATTTACAATGAAGACGTATTAGTTAATTCAAAATATAAAGAAAATATATTAAAAGAATTGTGTAACCCTACACCTAAATCATTTTATAATATCAGACAATTAATTGCTGATTCTAATGTAAATGACTACACGGGCTTATACAGATTCTTGTATGATAATATTAGTGAATATTCCAAAGGTAGAGATGGAATAATAACTATTATATTAGAAGAATATTTATTTCATTCCAATTTTAAAATTGATTTTGAGATAAACCTTATGGCTTGTATAGCCAGAATTTTAGAACAATTAAATAAAAAGCAAGTACTATGAACGGACAAGAGCAGAATCCAACTAGACCTCAAATAGATCTTTCTAATACAGAAAAGATGGAAATTGATGGTAATATTTTATTTCAACCAGGTTTTATACTTAGAAAGGTTTCTAAATTTATTGCTGGTACTGAAGAAGACGCTATTATACCTATACAGGTATTTTTTGATCCTAATACTAACAAAATTGTAGAACAAATGTTACCTAAGGATTTAAGAGAAGAATATAAAGATCACATATTATAATGGGTCCCTTCTTTAAGATATTAAAATATCTTACTTGGGAAAAAAAACCTTGGGACGAGCTTACAGAAGAAGAAAAAGCTTCTGTTAATGTATTTATGTTGCATAGGTATTTATCAATGAATGTGGATTATATCCACATAGTTAATTTAATACAAACTATGGCATTTGAAAAGGTAAAGGAAATTTATAATTCCTACTTAAACCTTTTGCCAAGAAAAAATGTTTTTTTAAAGTATATAAAACCTAAAGCGACAAAAAATAAAAACGAATTAGCATCTTATGTAGCTCGTCATTACAATTGTAGTTTAGGGGAGGCGGATGAATACATTTCTCTCTTAGGCAAAGGAGTAACAAATTTACTCTTCCAACAAGGATTAAGTGATAAGGAAATTAGAAAATTGACTAAAAACTTAAGATGAAAAAACCAATTATAGGGTTCACAGCAGGTAATTTTGATCTGCTCCACCCTGGTTACATTTACACATTTGAAGAAGCAAAAAGACATTGTGATTACTTTATTGTATTTCTTCAAAGTGATCCCTCTCTGCACAGAAAGTCAAAATACAAACCTGTAATACCAATCTATGAAAGGTATAAAACTCTAATGTCTATTAAATACATTGATGAGGTTCAAATGTACCAATCTGAAGAAGAATTATTTGAACTAATTAAATTTTTTAAATGTGATGTTAGAATATTAGGTGATGATTATATCAAATTTAGAAAACCAGAAGGATTTATTGGAGATGATCTTGATATTAAAGTAGTTTATACAACCAGAAGCCATGGTTGGTCAACTACCAGAATTAAAGATATGATCACAAAACAAACTATAAAACAAAACCCAGATATATTAAAAAATGGAAAATAAAACTATTGAACAATTATATAAACAATACCCTACCATAGCCAAATCTTTTGAAGATTTCCAGGCTGAACAATTTGAATTATTTGCTAAAAAACAACTTGATTATGGAGTTGGTAACATTGCTTTAGGTGGAGATTTAGATAATAAAGATGATAATGATTTATCTATTTTAGGTATTTGGATTAGATGCAATGATAAGTTAAACCGAATAAGAGAATTACTTAAAAATAAGGCTAATTGGGTAGAAGGAGAAGGTTTAGCCGATTCATTTATGGACCTTTCCACTTATGGTATTATAGCTCAAATGGTTGCTAGTGGAAAATGGAAAAGGTAAATAATGAAAAAACCTTGGTTTAAAGATTATAAGCAAGTTCGCTTAAATAGAATTTATAGTATATTTGGTTTAAGTTGGTTTAAGAATAAAAATATTCTTGATCTAGGTTGTGCCCATGGTGATATAGGACTTGATTTACATTCTTTAGGAGCTAATGTTACCTTTTCTGATGTTAGAGAAGAACATTTAAATTCAATAAAGCTAAAATATCCAGAAGCAAAAACTATAAATTTAAATCAAAATACTAAATATAACCTAGATCAAAATTATGATTTAGTTTTACATTTAGGTTTATTACATCATTTAGAAAATTGGCAACAAGATTTGGAGTGTATAACTAACTTCACTAACTTAATGGTATTAGAGGTAAGGGTGTTTCCATATGAATTAAAAGAACCATTTGTTTACACTAACAAAGAATTTAACCATAACAATCCCTACAATGGTATAACTAATAAGTTAGGTATCTTTGATGAAAAACATTTACAAAATCATTTAACTGATTTAGGTTGTAAGTACTTACAAATTGATACCCCAGAAATGTCTTTACCTTCTATTTTAGATGAAAATAACCATTATATTAAACATAACTTTGGTTGGTCTAAAAATGATAATTTAATTGAAGAAATTAATGAAAATGATATTACAATTTCTAATCATTTTAGAAGAATGTATTTAATAATTAAAT